TTAAAATCAACAACAGATAGTTTGCCTCTATATTCAGCAATACAATCTACTTGACCTGCAACACCTATTTCTTTTGAGTATAGGTATTCTTCTAAGCAATGTATATTGTTTAGTCTAGCAAGATATGGTTTCATTATTCTAAAAAGACCTAGTGGTGTAACAGCAGTTATACCTACTGACTTCTCGTCTTCGTTATTCAGGTGATTCTCAATTAAGGTATGAGTTGTCTTACCTCTATTGATAGCAGTTGTAGAAATATAGTTAGCCATTTTCTCGCCAACTGCATTTCGCCATGCCTGTAGACCTACTTGTTTTTCGGGTATCTGTCCTAGTATAGATGTAACGGAAGGCATATTAACACCATCAATAGTATAATATCTTACACCGTTTTGATTCTTGCCTTTTACACCTAAAGATTTAGGCAATACTTCTTCATTCAATTTAACATGTTTAAACATAATATACCTTTCCGTATAAATTTATATAATCATTATATCAGATTATTACAAGATTGTCAAGCCTTATCGCTTATCAAACTCTTTAGCACCCTCTACATAGGGTAAATCAAGGTATTTAAACTTGTTTTCCCACTTGATTTTAAATGCGTTATATTTTTTTAATATTTTATATGATTCGACCAAACCTGCTATTTGTCTTTCAGTATCATTTATGCCTGGTTGCTCATAGTCAGCACACATTGGCAAGTACATAGTTGTATGGTAACCTGCATTGTGAGCCTGTACTGCGTTCATAAGTTTAGTTGCTTTTGTTACACAGCCACCTGTGTTACAACCACCTACTACAATTTGAGTATCTTCGGGATTCATATCAAAACCACATTTTAGTCTTAACTGTACTCTCAACATAGCAAAAGATATATGCTCTTCGTATATTAAAAAGTGAAAACCTGTTTGGTTTGCCATAAACTGAATCTCATCCATCTTTGGGTCTGGACGACTATCGGATGTAGAACAGAATACTATTTTAGTTTTATCAATTAGAGGATTAGATAGTATTTTTTGTACCTCTTTATATCTTAAATTGTTAAGATACTCATCACCTAGAGCAGGATGACCTTTAAAATCTATCAATAATATAACTGTCTTCATATCAAATTCCTTTTTGCATATAAAGATCAATGATCTTATTCTGCTCTTCTATTCTGTCATTATTAAGACGTTCAGTAGCTCAACTAGGGTCATACGGTTCGTATACCGTCTTACCATCATCATTTCTGTATGCTCTTAATACTTGTTTTCTGTTTTCTTCTTTGTTCTTATACGAACAATGAATCCATCCGCTATTAGGTTCTTCTGGTTTATGAAACTCTAATATCAGTTGGTCAAAATCTAAACTATCAATAATATATTTTGCTAAATCAGCATTTGCAATGCCAAAGATTTCAAAGTCCGCAGCTTGCCCTTTGGCGTGCTGTGATTTCATTGATGATCCTATCTTCACACATAACTCTGGCGATCTGTACCCACTAGATACTGATACTACCTTGCCATAGTGATCTCTAACTTTTTGTAGAACATTGTCACATAGTTTCTTTAAATTATCCATATGATCTTCGCTTGGATTATTGCTAATACCATGTCTATCTGCTGTTTGAGAAGCAGTTAGTTCTTTAAGCGAAAAGTTTTTGCTTAGTTGCATTTAATTTATCCTTTGCTATAAGTTTTATTTTCTTTAAGGTTCTTATATCGTACCATGCTTTATTTGATCTGTCTTTTTTTCTTTTATCTTCAATTTCATTCACCGCTCGTTTTAGTTCTTTGTGATGAGCTTTTATTTCTAACATATTATCCCCTTGTAAGTTTTAATATTTTATCCATCTGAGCCTTGATGATTGGTCCTCTATTAGGCCAATGTATATAAGGTTCTTTGGATTTTGAAAGATTGTATAAAAACGGTAATACAATCTTCTCAATCTCTTTAAATCTTTCTGATACGTCAGCGTCCTGTATTTCTTTGTTAACAGAGTCTTTCTCTGCTACAATCTGCATAACCTCGTTCATCATTGATTTTATATCAATTACATCTGCCTTAACTTTTGCTATCTCTAAATTAGAATTTTCTACTACTTTAGGGTCAATAGCTGGTGATGTTTCTTCAGCTGGTTTCTGCGATACAGGAGTAAAACCGTAATCGGTATCTGTATCAAACTCCCTCATAAAATCAGGTATGTCTGCCATTAGTTTTCTCCTTGTTTAGGTAGGTGCAATGAGCGGATTGACTTATTAGACTCTGGTATACGACCGTTGTTTTTCAGTTGCTCGCTCTGCACCCCTATATTATTTAGATTTTGCACTTTGTCTAGCCTTGTGTTTTTTCATAACTTGCTCTGTTTTGATTTGTTTTGTTGACTTTGTTCCCATTTCATTTGCTAAAGCACTCATTGGGTGTGCTTCTGCAACCTTTGATAATGTTTCTTTCCAACCACTATCTGATCTGTAACTAGCACCACTTACACCTGCAACAATTCTTATGCCTGATATGTTTTGTTTGATGTGTTTGTTCTTTTTAAGATACTTTTCCATCTCGTCAATAGTCATCATCTCGGTAAACTCTTTACCAGTTCTTTTGTTTGTAAATGTGTATATGGGCATTTATTTAAGTGTTAGATGAAACAATAATTGATTAGTCACCATAAGCATATCTTCTAGTATGCTTTCTAAATCCATTTGTCCTTTGACTTTGCTGTTTTCTGCTATCTTCGTTATTCGGCTTACTTGTTTTTGTACTTCGCCTCTAACTTGACCATTGTCAGCGTAATTCATTATGCCAGGTCTTAATTCAGCACTAAACTTAATTCTAGTACCTGATTTGCCTTGCCAAGTTTCTACAAACTCGTCATTTAATTTACTAAACTTTTCATAATATTCACCTGTTGTTTCATGCTCAGAATATGATTCTGTTTGCCAATGGTAACTTTGAATATCATTCAAAAAGTTCATATTTAATTGTATAAAATCTGTTGTATTATTCATAATATTATTTAGTATTTGCTATATCTACTATCCTTTGTATTAGTGACCCTAATCCATTCTGTCTTTGCATTGTAAGTAGTTCTCTAACACCTAGAGGTATAAAATCCTCTATAGTAAGAGCAGCCACTTCATCTCTAGGACAACCATTGACTAGGTCTGTTATTAACTTCGCTGTGCCTTTTGTTATAAATGCGTCAGCGTCTATTTTATATATCATTGTATTATCTTCTTTTGCTCCACCAATCAACCATAGATTACTAGCACACCCTCGTATTCTATTTTGATCTGTTCTTAATTCTTGTGGTAATGATTCTACGTCTTTGGCAATGTCAATCAAATATGCAAGTCTATCATGTCCTTGCAACATTTTAAGGTCATCACCCTTGCTCTGTATTCGCTGTTTTATCATCTGCAATTCCTTGAGCATACCAATCAGGCATAACTGCACCATGTTTTTCCCACTTGGCAAATCTTTTTTTCTCTAGTATGTAATACTTTCTGTATGAGCCAACAACGTCACCTGGTATCTTACAATGATCTGGCATTGCTGGTGTAGCGTCTGTTTGAATTGCGTTTAGTGGTGCATTTTTAGGTGGGTGTTTTAGTAGATCAGCAAGTTTAGTTATTGATACATGATCTGTATCTTTTTGCCATCTTAATTTGTATTCTTCGTTAAGTGCTATGAAGTGATTGAACAGCCACATATAGTTGTATGCTGACTTTAGTACCCATTGTGTACTAGGGTGACCTAGCCAACCTGCCTTGTATATGATTGCTTCTTCGTTAGAGTTTTCTAGTCGCCATCTTCTTATCTTACGACCATTCTTTGTGAAGTCTGTATATTCAATACCGTCAAGTACACGTTTTGCTGTACATAGCATTTGAGCAGACTCTAGTATCATTTTGATAATATGTTTATCACACATCATCTTGGCTGCTGTCTTCGGGTTTTTATCTACGTAAAATATATTCATTAGTGTATCAACTTTCTCATAACATAGTCGGTCATGTTGTATTGTTTAGCAAGTTGCATAAGTTTATTATACCATAAATTTTTGAAAGAGTCAAGTTGAGCATTAGCACATGCTTTTGCTAACGCCTTGAGTCTTCTAATCTTTGGGTCTTCTTGTCTTTTAATATCTTCTTCGTGTATCATAGGGTCTATTATATATCAATTTATCTGCAAAGTCAAGCATTAAAAATACTTGTTTTTATAGTACTTATAGAACGCTTTATCAGTAAATAATTCTGCGATTTCGTTTGTAGGTACTTGATCCATTCTAATACAATCTGCAAGTGATTCGTATTCCCATGTATCAACTTTACGTGTCATCTTTTTGCCTTGAGCATTCTCTGCTAAAGTTCTTACGTTTCTTTTGTGGTTATCTGATTGAGCATAACTCATTGACAATCATCTGCTTTCCACCCAGGCATATCTTTCATTAAATCATCCATAGGACCTTTAACTTTTTTCTTATATTTTTTCATATGATTTCTGCCTGCAATTAAATATGCAACAAAGAAACCTATAACTGTTACTGAGCAACCTATGAAGCCCATTAACAAACCATGCTCTACTGTCATTTACTCTCCTCTAGTTTTCTTATTTTCTTTATCATTCTTATAACTCTTTTGTCATAATCTGCTGTAGTAGAAAACTTATCTAAAGTTTTGATAAGTTGTATAGAATCAAGTTGTTGATTTTTATCTAACATCTTTTGCCTTAATACTCTAAACTCTTTGTAAGCATTATGATTGTTAAGCAATCTTACATACTCTTTAACACTATCACATTTACTAGCAAATACTCTTACACCCCAACCAGGCCACTTCTCAATGCCTTGTGGTAATAAGTGTGGTGTTGATTCTGTCCATGTTCTAATGCCATATAAGTTATTACCTTTTACTGCAAATCTACTATTACCCCAACCAGACTCTAACGCAGCCTGACCTATAATCATCTCGTATGGTACTCTTTGATCTTTAGGTAATGAAAAATTAATATAGTTTATACATTTGTGCATAGCACGTATAAATTGAATATCATTGCTGTATGTAAATTCAGGCTCTTGTAGTCCCATTTCTTCTATCTTTTTCATATAGAATAAATCAAGTTCTTCGTTGACTTGAGCCTTCGCTGTTTTGTTAGGATTGTATGTACCGTAGGCATAAGCAGCAACGCATAATGTCAATATTGTAAAAAATACCTTTGTATAGAACCAAGCCTTGTTTGCTAGTCTATGCCAATTATATGATTTGCCCATCTTTAACCACCTTTTTTAAGTCTTTTATTGTTTTCTTTTTATCAATCATAACATCATACCATTTGTATCTGACCATGTGTTCGTTACTAGGTCCGATTAGTGGGATGTCGTATTGTCTTTGAAATGTTAATAAGCCTTTTAAGTACAATGGCACAAGTATATCTAGCACACTTGTTTTGTCTTTGTAATCTTTAGGTAGAGTAGGCGTCTTCCAGAAGCCTTTACCTTTGATTAATTCGTTTAGTATTTCTTTATGTTTTTTCAATAGTTTCATTATATACCTCTCTTTACATAATATTCATAACCGTGTTCTTCAAACTTCTTTTGTATAAACACAAGGTTATTGTTATTCAAATGGTTTCTATAACCTTTGAAAATCTTTTTACTTGTTCTGCCTGGAAAATTAGTTAGTATATCTTTTTGTAGATGTCCTGTATAATATAATTCCCACTCATTAATATTATTGTCTAATACTTTTTCAATAATAGTAATACCTTTTTTGATTTGTTTCTGTAACCACTCGTCAATATGATTCTTCTCACCTCTCATAATATAACTTTCTTTTATAATCGTAAACCGATGTAGTTTACTTTAGGTTCAAAGGACCAGAATAAATCATTGTGGTTACCTGTATCGCCTAAATTCTGCATTTGATATAAATGTACCATCTCATGGACTAGCGTATCCAAGAAATCTTTTTTGTTAGGATAAGAAGGCAACATCTCTAGTTTGTACAATCTAGTACCTGCTCTTTTCCACTCTAATACAACAACTTGACCTATACATTTTTGTCTTTTTAGGTCTTTGATTTCTACTTGACCAAAAGGTGAAAGTTTACTATCAAATAGTGCTGAATTGAATAACTTGAAATAAGTTTTTATGTCTTTGTAAGTTGAAATATATTTACGCTTACCAGACAGTTCTCTTATAAGTTTTCTTTTAAGTTTAAGTGCTTTAGATTTTTTAGTTGTTACCATTTAAAATTTGTTCCTTATATTTTTCGTCAAGTTGTAATCTTAAATCAGCAGCAATACCCTCTATTATTTGAGGTAAATATGCCTGTAATATAGTAACTGAATCAATCATAAATTTATGGGCAAGTTTTTCTATTTCTTGTTCCATAATATATGATGTATCAATATTTGTGCCTTTAATCTTTTCTGATATAACGTGACTTATTACAGCCGTGTTATAATCATCAGCCTTGGCAACATTGAATATGGACCAAGACCATGTGTAGATGAATAACAAAAATAATATAAAAAATGATTTACGCATTAGCGTGAGCCTCGTAAATAACTTCATCAACATTGTGTTCATCAATTCCGACTAATTCTAAATTATCAACTTTCATAATTTTAGTCTTAGCAGTTGATCTATCTATTTCGCCAGATGTAAGTTTAGCGATAATAGTATCAACTTTTTGTTCGGCAGTATTTTCTGCCCATTGTTTTACTTTTGACATAGTATAATCTCCTTTTTTGTTGTTTTCATACTTAAATATAACATAATTTAGCGTATGAATCAAGCAAAAAATGGACAAATAATGTAGATATATCAATGGGTTATAGGGTGCGACATCTTGTCAATACACCCTATAGTTGAATTTTATAGAATCACTCTATAATATTTATGTTATCCGATGGTTTTGTATTCTTCGTTCCATCTAAATGCGTCTTTAACCACAGAATCAGTTAAACCTTTATATACTTTGTTGAGTTCTTTATCTTTAACTGCAACTAAAAGTTTAGCGTCATCTTTATGTAGGCCTTCTAGCATTTGAATAAACATAGTTTCTTTTTTGGATTTAGAAAGTTTTTGATCAGCGCCTTCTACAAAATGCCATAGTCTTCTGGCTTCTTGGTGTAGTGTTGTATGTTCAGTACCTGCTGGTGCGTCATTCTCTTTGTATGGTGGCGTACCCTCTGGTAAATCCCATTTGATTTTAGGATCAAAAGCACCTTTCAGTACTTGTCTTAAAGGTACTGAATCGTTTTCTCTTAATACTTCAATCTTCTTTGGTTTGTCTTTGGCGTTGTTTACTTTGATTAGAATTTCATGTAGTAATGGAGCAGATGAGCCTGCTGTATCCATACCATGTAATTGTGATGTTGTCATTGGCATAATGCCCTCCTCATGTTGTTATGTAAAGGGGTAAGTCTCCCTACCCCTATACATCTATTTATACTCGTTGAGTATTAGGCATTTTTATATGCGAACGGAGTCCCATATAATTTTTTGATACCAGCAGCGATGATCGCTTTTGTTGGTACACCCATTCTGTATGAAGTACCTTTAGCAGTTTGGTTAACATAGATCATGTTACCTTCTGCTCTTAAAGTATCAACAAGTGCTCTAGGTGATACTAGATCAAATTTGTTCCTTAGAGTTTTCCAAGTCACAGACTCACCTTTTGTTAAAAGGTTTAAAACTTTTTGTCTTTTTGACAAAGTTTTTCTGCCTCTAGTTTCAGTTTTTTTTGCTTTAGTTACAACTCTTAATGAGTCATTTGCGAATAATGATTTAAACATTCAATTCACTCCTTCTTGTATGGCATTGATTAAAGTTACTAACTTTGCCAGCATTAGCAACTATCCCAAAGTGCTTTATGGAATTCTTAAAATTTTTTATAGTCAATAGTAATAGCATAAACATCTTTACCTTCACCTTTTGTTGTAACAGCCCTATCAACTCTTTCTTGTAAAGGGTGTTTCATATGTACTTGTCTTAACAACATAGACTTAATCGCCTCTAGTGATAGTTTATAGTCACTTAAAAACGTTTTGTCTGTTATATTAATATTCTCATCTCTTAATGTCAATAGCATTGACTCTGTTAACTGTTCAGATATTGCCTGTACATAAACCTTGTTATGTTGTAATCTCATCATCTCCTGTCGTTTAGCGTCTAATTCCATTGCCTTTTGATTAGGTCTTCTCATAGGAATTTTAGGAAACAATATTATATTGTCAGGTGTATCTTTTTTATCTGCCATCATTTGTTTAGTGGTTTCATTATGCCATCAGGCCAAAACACTTCATCATTTAGTTTTTTTATAGCAATTGAATTACATACTGCTATAGTCAATAGTACTAATAATAAAACAGTATTTAACTTGTGCATTACTTAACACTCCTTTTTAGATCATCTCTATTATTTACAAAGACTCTAATCAACCTTGACACATCAACAGACTCTTGTTTTAATGTCTTTGGATTAGTAAATATAACTCTACTATTATTTACTTTCAATTGTTCAAATTCTCTATCATCTACTATAATAGCGTCATCTGTGTTCTTACGCCAATCATGTGAAGAATAAACTTGTTTTGCCATTATATTTTTTCACCCTTAAAGTTTACTAAACCTTTATCAGCAAAGTATTCAACAAGTTCGTTGTAACCACCGATATGTTTATCATCAATTAATATTTGAGGCATAGTTCTAACTTGTTTACCTACGGCCTCGTAAAGTTGTTCGGGAGATGTAAAATCTTTACCGAACATCTTTTCTTTGTATTCAAAGCCTAGTGACTTTACAAGATGTTTAGACTTCTCGCAATAGACACAATTAGGCTTTGAGTATATTTCAATCTTACGACTCATTCGCAATAACCTCTACTTCGTCATAGGCCTTGTCAGCCATTTCTTTCAGTTTGAAAGCGTCAACAACAGTTTCAATAGAGTAGTTGTACATTTTATTGTACTCACCCATTGGCAATACTAAACCAATCCATGCTCTGTAGTATCCGTTCTTCGTTAGAGTTACCTCTTGTGCAAATACTTCATAACCTCTTACAGGCGTCTGTTTGATTATATTTACCAATGTAGTTTCTACATCTGTTACAACAGTTTTATTAGTATTCTTACCTAATTCTGTAGTAAATATTTTTGCTTTCTTATTCATCTCACCTTTTACTTTATCAGCAAGTTCAGCCTTTGCAATCATCATACCTTTTTCAATTGCAAGTTCTAAATCTGGTGAAACACTCGTACCAACACCAAAGATACAAACTTTATCTTTGCCTTTGCCGAACGTTTTAGTACCACATTCTTTCTTCTCGTTATAGTCTTTCATATACCAAGACGGTACTTTTAGGACTTGTTTGTCCTTCTCTTGTTTGATCTTATAGGTACCACTAGAACAATTTGCAAGTGCAACTCCCATAAAACCGATCATTATATATTTGAGTACTTTACTCATTCACCTTCTCCTTTACATTATTAAACACATTATATACTATATCCTTCGTTTTGTCAACAGCCTGTGTTTTATTAACTATTGATGTAAATGGATCCCATGCAAAAGCAAGGATAACCCATAATATTGTAAGTGTCAATAGACCTCTTATCATCTTTTTACCTCCCAATTACCATCTTTATCAAGGCAAACTTTGCCAGGTTTATGATAGGCATGTTTCGGCCTTTCATAATTTCTGCAATAGGCAGGCGTAAACATATCTCTATAGTAGAATTGAGCGAACAACTCCCAATAACTAGGTCCGTCATATGCTTTTCTACCGTCAGCACATTCTACAACCTCTTGTTTAACAATCTCCCCATTGTCTAATTCTTTAATCTGTATTTTTATAAAACAATATTGATCTTTAATAGGTTGTATCTTATCATATTCAACCTTTGTAGTATTGTTTTCTAATGCCTCTAGTTTCTTCATTGTGTTTTCAAAACTATCTTCAGCATATACACTCGTAGCAAATAGTAATATAAAAAATAATCTAATCAACATACATCCATCTTCCGTCAGGCATTTTACATACTTCATGCCATTGCATTTGTCTATAAGGATTACCATATAGTATTGAATCAAAGAATCTAGTGTTATCTAAATTCTGATCGTGTGTAGTTTCAACCATAGCACACTTAATAGGTCCCTTTAGATAGAAACCTGTAGTCTTAATAATACCATTACTGTTTGTTTTAGGATTTTGCCATGTAGTAAACCCTGGACTATTAGGTGCATTGTCTAAATGATCTACAAATGCTCTTGTCATAAGTTGATCGTCTGTTTCAGCACTCATAAAGTCAGCACCTTTAAATGAACCTGCAACAGCACACGTTGCCACAACAGCAGGATTATCACTTAAATATGTGTAACACGCTGTACCAGCAACAGCCGCTGTGGTGGACGCACCAATAGTGGACTGATTCATGCTGGTACAATTAGAGAGCAACAACAAACTAGTTAATAGATACAACAGTTTTTTCATCTTCTTTTTCTTTCAATTTTTTAGCTTCTTCTCTTTCTTTCTGTAGTTCGGTCATATCTTCAATTCTTTTATCATGTGTATATTCTGATAAAGATTTGCCGAATATTGTTTTATAGAAATGATCTACAGGTACAGGTGCCGAGTAGGCAAGTATTAGATTTTCAAAATTAATATCTAAATGTCTGTAAGATTTTGGATGTGACTTTTTTGCGTCACGGTGTGATCTCAACACGTTGAGTCTATTTGTAAACACATTCTCATATGGTGGTTTACTTGTTGATTTTGCAATATCTTTTTCTTTTGCAATCTTAAATTCATCAAAAATTTGTTCTTTAGTCATCATAATATAGTCCTTTTGTTAGTTTATTCATTAATTCTATCATAAAATAGTCTATTTGTCAAGCGTTAAAAACCCTTATAAATCATAGGGTTTTGTGTCA